CACCTACTGTACCTGCTGCTTTTGTAAGAGCATCTTGCGCATTTTCTATAAGTGTATTTAATCCACCTTGTGCTCGTGGAAGTTTAGCAAGTTCAGATGTAATCTTTGTAACAAACTCTGTTGCTCCAATACCCATTTTTTGAAGTTCTTCTGTATTAGAAGTACCAAAAGCAGCCTTCATTGCTTGTCTTATTTGTGGTGCTCTTTCTGCTAACTGATTTATTTCTTCTGCGGATATTTGACCTTTACTTTTTATTTGTTGTAATGCTAATGCTATACCATCTAAATCTGCTTTGCCTTTTCCTGCTAATGCCAATGCATTTCCAAACTGTTTGATAGATGCTTCTGCTAATGATGCTGAAAAACCAGCAGCTTCTAATGAAGCAACACCTTTCATTACTTCTGGTAAACCTAATCCTGGAAGTTTTGCGATTTCTTCCATTCTTGTAAGTTGTCCTTCAAGTTCATAAGCATTTTTAGAATAGTTTGCTAATGCTCTTATATTAGTATCAAAATCAATAGCAGATTTAACAGCAAACTTTCCAGCATTAAAGATTGCTTGACCAGCAGCAAGAATAGCATCAGCAGCTAATGAAGCACCAGTGGTAGCTAACCCCATTTTGCCAGCAAGTTCTGACATAGCATTTCCTACTTCATTGGCCTCTTTTTTTACTGATGCTGAACCATTGGTTTTAAAGTTTATTATTAGTTCTGCGAATGTCATTATATTCTACTTCCTAAAAGAGCATTTAAGATAGCAGAGGCATTTTCAGCCTCTGCTTTATCTATTTCTCTACCTATCAATGCTATTTCAGCTATTTGGTCAAGAGTTAAATCAACTTCTACCGGATGCCTCTTCAAATATTTTATGCAATAATATAATACTTGTTGAGAACATCCGATTAGTCGTTTTTTGCGTTTTGAACCTTGTTATCTATATTATTAGTAGGAAAAGCATTAAGAAACTCTGAAAGAATATGATAAAAACATTCTTTATTATCTCTTCCAAGTTGAGCAAAATCTTGAACAGGATTGGTTGTTTCAGGTTCATTATCTTGTTGAACATAACATTTGCCCAATAGAGCAATCTGATATAACATAGCATCTGGATATTCAGGATACTTGATTTTTAAGTTATGAATAAACCCAGCATCAGGAAATAATGCTGCGCTTGTTGGTTCTGATAACTCAACAAAACATTCTTCTCCTGCATATGCTGATAAATCAATCTTTACAGCAGGTCTTAACTCTTGTTTTTTTACTTTTGCTAATCCACTAATCATATATTTTCCTTATTATCCACTAATAGAAGTTAAACCAAAGGCTCCGAGTTTCAGCGTAGCACTTTCAACCTGCACATTGTTTGGGTCTAATGTTAAAGATTGGTCAGTTACAAGACCAGCATAAGTAAAGGTATTTCCAGTAGTAGTGGTCAAATCAACCAATACTTTACATAAAAAACCTACTTTATCTCTAAAAATAGGACCAGCATCTTTATCAATATAAAGTTCAATATCCAAAGTTCCGCTCTTTCTTGTTTCAAAAACAGCGTCAATGTTTGAACAAAGGGTTGATAAATCAATAGTTTGACTACCAATAGATGCTTTTAAACTTTTAGCATAACAAGTGTATGCTACGGTTGGTGCTGCTGGAACAGCAGTTGCTCCACCAGTTGATTGAGAAACAGTACCAAAACTGATTTTGACTGTTGCTCCATTTACTAATACAGGGGTATTTGCCATAATATTCCTCTTACTTGACTACAATAAATCGATATAACATTGATAAGCCAAAATCAACTCTACCATCTTGTTGAACTACCACTGGCATATCAGTATCATATCTTTGACACTGAAACTGAACTCCATTTTGAGTAGCAGTAGTATTCCCAAGCAAAGTATCAACTCTTTCAGCAATAGATTTTAGCGTATTAAAAGAAACAGCACCAGAACTTTGATGCCATACAGTTATTCTATATAATGGAAATGAAGTATAAGTATCTCCACATAATACTGGGTCATCAACACCTTCTGAACCATTACGAGCAAAAATAATAAAAGGTGTTTGAGGAGTTATTTTACTTACTGGGTCTCTTTCAGGTGCTAATGTACTATAAACTCCAATCTGATAGTTTTTAACAGCACCATTAACTTTTGCTAACTCTATCTGTATTGTACTATCATTTTTAAGAGTGGTATAAATCCATTGTTCTATTGCTAACGGTTCAAATGCCATTATTTTTTACCTTTATTTATTGCTTTTATTGCCTTCATAAGTTTCTTTTTAGCATTTTGTAAAGCAGGAGTAATAAATGGTCTTGCTGCCATTCTTGATGTTCCTACTTCAAGAGCCAAAGCATATTCAGAGTTAATAGAAACTTCGTGTTTATCATTAGATTTTTTTTCATATCTAATACTTCCAACAAGTTTTCCACTATCTGATGCTGGCGCTTGTCCTGGTGCTGATGCTGTATGAGTTTTATTTCCTCTTTGATATGTATTACCAGTTTTAGCACCATATTCTATTTCTTGTTTCATTTCTTTTTCAAACTCGGTTGCTGCTTTACCCAATAAAAGATGTACTTGGTCAACCAGTTCTTTTGAAATATTTTTATTTATTTTAGTGCTAACTGATATCATTATAAACTCTTAACTAATAACTGTAATGGTCCAAATGAAACTACATCAGATACACCATTTGTTCTTGTTATATAAATATTATAAGTACCAGCATTATTTGTAGTAGTGCCATCTAATACAAAACTTACTTCTCCATTAGCATTAAACTGAACTGTTGGAGTATATGTAGCAATAAGAGTATTTGCTAAATCATAAACTTTTACTGATAATAATGATGCTCCAATACTAACTGCTTTTCCATTTGCATCTACCATTTGAAGATTTACAGTAAGAGCAGAACTCTTATATACATCTAACTTTTGGTCTTGATTTGTTTGGTCAGAAGTTAAAGTAAATGGTGCTGTAAAAATAGTTTCATTTACTACATTACCAAGTTGATAATCATAAGTATTTACAGCAGAAGCAGCAAAACCGTGTATAGTCAATGTTACTTGTGGTTTACCAACAGCAAAAGCAGCATCTGGAATATCTATCCTATAAATACCAGGAGCATTTGTAGCATCAATCTCTTTAAAACCACCACTAACCCAAGCACCTGTAACTGTTTGATTAACAAGAGTAATCGCTACTGGTGCATCTCCTGGTCTAATATATCTACAAATAATACCAGATGTATTATAAGCAATGCCGGTTTGAGGTACACCAGAGTTATTTCTTAATGTAATAATGTCTGTATATGATGTACTACCAGCAGGAATAATATGTTCCATTTTTATCTTACCTCTAACCTTAATCCGCCATATTTTGTAATAATAGTTCCATTATCTATTGAAAGAACTACATAATAAGTGCCCTTTGTAGCAGTGGTAGTTGTTGTAATATCAAAACTTACTTGACCACCATTAGCATAATCAACTGTTCCAGAATAAGAACCAGCACCAACTCCACCAATATCATAAATGTTTACTGTGTATGTGTAAGAACCAGATAATGGAATAGGTTCTCCAACTTCATCAATAACTTCTAAAACAATGTTTCTGGCATCATTTTGTACTAAATCAAGAATGTCATTACTACCCATATCTTGTGTAGCATTAAGTTTAAATGGCCCTTGTTTTATCATTACTCCACTACCACCAGAACCACCACTAATAGTAGACAACTGTTTGTCTATGTAGAAACCAAATGTTCCAGCAGCTGGTATACCACCAGTAGGAGATGCTGTTGCTCTTGATTGGTTCCAGAGAGCTTGCATTATTTGAGTTGTTGTTGGTGGTGTTGTATATGTAAATGTTGCCATTCTTGAAGTAATAGTATCATTCAAGTTTGTTCCAATAATATATCCTGCTTGTCCAGTTGTAAATGAACCTGGTAATGCTTGTTGCCATATTTGAGCAACAGTTGGAGCAGTAGTATATGAAGAACTTGCTAATCTTGTACTTATTTGAGCGTCTACGTTGGTTTTGAGTAAAAGGCCAATACTATTATTTGTAAGAATATTAGCAGTAAGATAATCCCAAATATTAGATACATTACTTACTGACCCCACTGTTCCACTAACGGACCCAACACTTCCGACAACATTTCCTCCCACATTTCCAACAACTGACGCAACTGTTCCATTTACATTACCTCCGATAGAACCACTAACGGAAGCAACACTGCCACCAACATTTCCTGTTACTGAACCAACTGAACCAGATAAAGAACCTGTAATATTTCCAGTCATATTAAATGTTTGAGTGGAAGCAAGAGAGAAGTTTGATTTATCTGTTAATGCTCTCGTAGCATATGACCAAACTAACGCATCTGTTAGAGTGGAACGTGTAGAAACTGCAACATCTAATCTATTACCAATAATATTACCAGCAGTACCAGCACCATAAGAACCAGGTAATAATGTACTCCAAGGGTCAGCAGCAGTTCCAGCGGCATTTAACTTAAATCCTGCTTGTCCACTTGTATATGAGCCAGGTAAAGTTTCTGACCATACTTGTGTTGCTATTACTGCTGCTGTTGGAGGTGTTGTATATGTAAATGTAGCCATTCTTGATGAAATAGCAGCATCTAATCTATTTCCAAGTATATTTCCAGCAGTTCCAGTAGCATATGAACCTGGTAAAGCAGTTGCCCAAGGATCGCCAGCAGAAGAAGCAGCATTTAGTTTAGCACCAGCACTACCAGCAGCAAATGAACCAGGAATAGGCTCTGTCCATACTTGTGTTGATATTTGAGCAACTGTTGGTGGAGTAGTATAACTAAATGTTGCCATTCTTGTTGAAGTAGCAACATCAATATTAGTTTTTAGTTGAACACCAATACTACCAACAGCAGTAATAGCAGTAGTAGCAACATCCCATACAGATTGAGCAGTAATATCGTTTAGACCAGTTAAACCAGTACCTTTTGCTAAAACTATATTAGTACCAGCAGATAATGTACGAGTTGTAGCAGCCCATACATCAGTAGCAGCAATATCATTAAAACCAGTAATGCCAGTTCCCTTGGCTAAAACTATATTAGTACCAGCACTTAATGTACGAGTAGTAGCAGCCCAAACATTAGTAGCAGTACCAGCATCTAACTTGAAACCTGCTTGACCACTTGTATATGTACCTGGCAATGTTTCTGACCATACTTGTGTGGCGATTTGAGCAGCAGTTGGAGGAGTTGTTGCTAATGAATAACCAGTTTTATCATTATTTGTAGCAACTGTAACTTGACCAGTAGCAGAACCAGTAGGAATAGCACCAACAGAACCTTGTGCCACGTTAGGAATAGATGTAAGACCTAATCTAATAATATCATAAGCATCATAAGCCATTACTTGAATAACAGCATTATATTGACGACAGTTAGTACTTTGAACATTAACATTAATAACACCAAGAGTACCAACTTCTGCTGCTGTTAACTCCAAATAATAACAACCAGAAGCAGATTGACCAGAAGCAAGTGTTTCAAGAGTTACAGCATTAGTAGTAGCAACAAAAGTTCCTCCATTAACACTAATATAAGAGGCAGGAGAAGTAGGTGTAGTTGGAGTAAAACCATCAGTAGAAGATACAAATAAAACTGGTATTCTTCTTCTTGCTGCTGTTGCTTCTGATTGTTTGATTTGATACATTTATTGCCCTCAAAGTTTACTGTTGTATTTTATCGTTAGTAATCTATTTGATTAAATCCAGCAGGTAATGAATAAACTGTTGTTCCTGTTTGGTTATATTGTATTGTTTCAAACTCCAAAAAACCTTGAAGAGTTGAACCAGTGGTTTCGGTATATGTAGTGCCATTATAAGCAACTTTATTTGCTATTACTCCATTTCTAATATCAGTCATACTTTGAGCATTATAGTTTACACAAGTTCTTACAAGTGGAGTAGTACCAGATATTTGACCAAGCATAATATAATATTTAGTACCTGCTGTCATTGTAATACCAGTGGGAAAGGTAAAAGCAGGAACAGAAGCAGAAGTTACAAAATCTCCATCTAATGTTGATTGTCCTAATAATGTTCCAGCAGCATTTCTAACATTTAAAGCAAAAACAGTACCAGTATTAATAGTAGTAACATTTAAAACTACTCTTTTTAAGATTAAATCAGGACCAGTTGATGGAAACTGTATTGTAGTACCAACTTCATTAGGAGAAACCTGTGCTATTTCTGAACCAGAAAGAGTATATGTACTTCTTCCATAATATTTTGTGCCACTATATAAATAAAATCCACCACCAGGTCTTGTACTTGGACCTCCCCAAACACCAGATGTTCTTGTTTGAAACCCAATAAGTTTGTCAACTGTTTTATTTGAACAGGCTGCGTTTATACTTACACTACCTGTAAATCCAGAAATAGCATTACGGATAACTACATAAATAGGTGTACCTTTTGTTAATGATAAAGATGTAACTGTAATAGCAGCCCATCCACTACCAGCAGAAGGTGCTGTCCAAACTCCTGATGTAGTAAAAGTACCATTTGGCATACCAGTAGTAGCATCGACACCTTGAATGCCAATGTCAAAAGTAGCAGGAGATGGAGTTGTGTTGATGGTATATTGAAATATTATTGTAGTAAGAGTAAATGTTTCAGTTGGAATATAATACCAAGCAACACCACCATTATTTGCTCCAATAGTGCCAGATGCTGCTCCAAAGTTAACTGTTGCAAATCCATCAAGAGGTAATACAAGTTTATTTGTCGGAACCGATATTGTAGCCATTATCCAGAAAATCCTCCATTAAACATAGGAGAAGCATTTATAAATGTACCACCACCTGAACCAGTATCATTATATCTAATAGCATCAATATCAATATGCCAAGGTAATATTATTGTACTATCCTCTGTAAAAGTTGAGCCTGTTTTGGTAGTATATGTTGATGTAAATGCTCCATTAACTTCTTTATATGTAGCGCTCATAGGATAAGTTTGCCAAGTAGGAGCAGTAGTAAATGTTCCTGTAAAAGCCATCATAATATAATATTTTGTTGCTGGCTCTAACCAAATATCAGATGTAGTACCATTAAAAAAATAAGCATTACCAGTAGTATTACTTGTATTTATTCTATCTGTATCTTGTGTTTCAAAAGTATAAAGCAAAGTACCAGAAGCATTATATATCTTACATAAATAAGACATACCAGGATTTCCACCAGTAGCAGCATTATTTAAAGAGTTCATAAAAGATATACCATATACTCTTATTGCTGGATGATTTGCGTCTAACTGAACAGAAAATCCATATTCTGTTGTTGAAGAAACAGTAATAGCAGTAGGATTTTCTGATGGAATAGGCATATAAGCACTATACCATTGAGTAGAAGAACCATAAATAGCATTAGCACCAGCATTTGCAGTACGAGACCAAGTTGAAGCAGTTCTTGTTGCTGCTCTCCAATGGCTAAAAACCTGGATAGATAAAAGAGTTGTAATATAAAGAGTTACAGAACCAGTAAATGAAGCATTAGGTTTAAATACAATCCAATAAACATTTCCTCTTGTAACTGAAACAGCATTAGTAAGAGTTTGTTGTGTTAATGATATTCCACCTACTGATAATGAAATAGTATTAGGTGTAGCAAGGAATGTATCTGATGGTAAATCTCCTGTGGCATTACTATCCATAATACCAACATCAAGATTAGTTACTGCTGTTGAAACTGTACTAATCGGTATTCCAATCCTTGTAATACTTCCAGTAAAATCTGCTATAAAAGGTATAGCAACACCAGTAGTAGAAGCATTTATTACACTTGTTGAACCTACAATATAAGATGCTTGGTCATATCCTATTTTTAAACAAGTACCTGTTGTTATTATTGCCATTAAACAATCCTTACAATATTACCATTTGGTTCTGATAAATCATACACAAGTTTTTTACCTTCAAGAATATCTCCACCAAAATGAGCACAATAACATACAATATATTTGCGTAAGTTTTCTATGACTTCATTATCATATTGCGTACAATCTTGGTCTAATGAGAGTTCATTTATATATTCAAGCCCAACATTATCAGAAAATACTACTGAAACTCTACCATCTGCCATAATATTATAAGATACTAAACCTAAATCAAAATATTCATTATCCATTTACTATTCCTTCTCCTTTTTGATTATTTACGAGATAGGCTAAAATACTGCTTAAAATAGCGCTTATTCCTGATTTTAAAGATGATACAAAAGCAATCTCAATAACCAAATAAAAGTCATTAAATGTAGCATTATTTGGTAGATTTGTATGACTAAATGTATTAGCAAAGTCAGTAATAAAAGCAAGAAAAAATGCCATCAATACCACCATAAACATTTTACTAATGGATATGTTTTTCATTACTTTTTTCCAACATCTCTACTTTGGCTTGTAATACTCCTACTGTTGTATGTAGTTTATTTACAGCTTGTTCGTTGTTTTCAATCTTTCCTTCTATTTTTTCGATTTGTCTGCTCATCTTAAAAACATCATCTTTAACATTTTTAACATCGGATGAAACATTATCTATCTTTTTGGAAATATTGGAGAAAAATAAAAATCCTGGTATGACGATTGTACTGATGACCAATATAGCATTACCTATTACTCCATTTATTACATTAGGGTCTACATTCATTATTTTAACTCCAACGTTCTATTAAGTCTGCTGTTGTAAATAAGCCTTCTGTTTGCCCATAATCAGATGCTATAACTAAATAATATCTTTCTACAAGAGCATCATCTTTTATTTTTATTTTATCATCGGGTCTTATTTCTACATCATTTGGAAAAATAACTTGCCATTTTGATGCTGATGCTAAACCTCCACCAGTTTGTTCTTCTTGCATATTTTTAGCAATAATACGAGCATTAGTTGTGTAAATAACTCTTTCATCTGTTGTAATACCACCAGCAACATCTACTTCTGTTATTGCTCTATAAACAATAACAATATCAGGTAAATGATAAGCAGCTGATACATTTCTTATTTTATTTAATAGGTTTTGATTTATCATTTTAGTAGATTACCACTGGTCTATATTTTTCAGCCATTAATAAAAACTGCTTTTGTAATGCTTCAAGGTTTATATCTTGGCTTCCATCTTTTGAGGAAATAAGGTTGGCTACTTTTGCTGCTTTTAATATCCATCCTGCTCTTACTGCTGAACGAACATCATAAACTTCAACATTAGCAGGTCCAGCATCTACCCAACTAATAGTATTATCTAAATATAAAATACCAATAGCTCCATTAGTGTAATAATCTGGAAATATATTTGTAGCACCACTTGTTCCTGCTCTAATACATTGATATAATCTTCCATTTCTTACTACTGGTTGAACAATATCTCCATAAACATAAGAAGTAGATGCTGCCCAATCAGAAGACCTTTTATATGTATCAATAAGAGTTCCAAGTTCATCAGAGTTAAGTTCTGGATATTCAGTACTTTGAACCATACTTGAAAGTTGTGCTATTGCTTGTGTTCTTGTAAGTGCCATATTTTCCTCGCTGTTTTATTTTATCGTCTAACAAAATAAAAGGGGCCTCCATAAAGGAAGCCCCAGTTGAATAAAAAACCAGAAAGATTATGTAAGTCTTTTGAGAACGATAACTGAACCAGCAGCAGATGAAGTACCTGGGTCGTGGCAGGTAAATCCAAATCTCTCGACAGCCTTGAAAACAATCTCATCGGTATTAAATAAGTAATCAGTTGAAACACTGATTTGTACACTTCTGCGGTCTCCAAGAACTGTACCAGTTTTAAGGTTAGCAAGCGCACAAAGAGCAGTACCAGTAGTACCAGCAGCAGTGTTAGCAAGATGTTGAGAATATACAACAGGATAGCCATAAAGAGTTGGTCTGCCTGATTGGAAGTTCATAATATCAAGAGCAGCATTACCAGATAATGCGTCAAGTCTGTTCGATACCACATCATTAAAAAATGCTTTGGACATATACCATTTAGCATCTTGATTATCAGCATACAATGGAAGTTTACCAACCATAGTTCGGAAGTTAGCAAGAGTAGTAGCGTTGTAGTTAGCAGCAGAACCAGTTGCAGCACTGACTGAACCTACGTTGGAAGCAACACCCAAGTTTTCAGTAATAAAGCCGTTGATATTACCATCAGTAGCAGTAGCAGAAGAACCAATCATACAAACTCTATCTTCTTCTTGTGCAAACTTCCAGGCCATATCTTGTGCCAACAGGGTCCCGACCTCAATAATACTATCTTCATTAACTTCTGATGAAACAGGTGTAAGAATACCAAGTTTCTTCGCAAGCACTTGAACTCTATCAAATGTTGGTTGAGATGATGTAATAGCAGTACTTTCTCCAACCCAGTAAGCAGTTGTAGAAGCAGAGTTTTTTGGAACCCACAATGTATCGGAATGCATTGTTCTAATGGAAGCATTTTGTCTAACAACACCATATTGCTCTCTTAAAAAGATAAGTTCAGCAACAAGTTCGTCAGGAACCATATAACCACCAGCACTGTTGGTTGTTTCATTGACTGCTTTGTAAGAAGTATTTTCAGAAAGCCATTGAATAGCCTTTTTGTTTCCTCTTGTACTTAAAGCGAACATTCCAAAAGCATAAGCCATCTTTGCTTTTTCATAACCAGTTTCGCCACTAAATGGCAAACTCTTATATGAGTTTGCTGATAATGGCATAATAATACTTGATGTATTTTCCATAATAATACCTTTACTTTTTGTTTCAACAGGGAGAAGTTGAGTTTCTACACTTTTAAGTGCTTCAATCTTCTCATTGATTTTTGTATTTTCGTCTAACAACTTTTGTGCGTCCTCAACGACACCATCTTCTGCTTCAAGGATTGTTTTGGCCTTAACAGCATTTTCAGTTTTGAGGACTTCGAGTTCTTCGATTGTCATATATTTATCCTCTTATAATAAATCTAACATTGCTCTTTTGAGTAATGCTTGTTTTACTTCATTAACAGATTTCTTATTTTCTTCTGTTTCTGATGTTTTTGCTGGTGTTTCATCTACATCTCGTAAATGAGACCATACAATCCCAGACAACACTTTTGCCTGGTTGTTAGAAAGTTCGAATACATCTCGCATCTTTCTTTCTAAATCTCTAATAGTTTTAGGTTTACCATTCTTCATTGATTTAAGCATAGCCATTTCAGCAGGAACAGCATTATAAATATTTCCTGCTACATTTTTGGCTCTCATACAAAAACCATCAAGAAGAGCATTAATATAAGAAATATCTTTACCTTGCTCTAAAACTACATATAATCCTTCGCACATTAGTTCATAAAGTTCGTGGATATTTTCGCATACTAAATCGCCTTCATATCCAGCAAATAATGTATCAACTAACATTGTTGGGTCTTCTGGTAAGATTACTGGTTCTTCATTATCCATACCATCTCCCATTTCTCCACCACATTCATCGCAACATTCTTTCATAGATGGTTTATTACACATCTTACAAAGCATTTTCTTTGGAGCACACATACACATATTATCTGGTGTCATACTCATAGAACAATCAGGACAATATTGTTTCATTGGAAAACACGCATCTACAAAATCTGATAATGATTTAAACACTTTATTTCTACTCTCCGCTGGTGTAGGTGTAAGGGATATTTCAGCAATGGGCCAAGATTTAACTTCAAATGAGGCCCCTTTTTGAGTTCTTGATACTAAATGACCAGCAGAACCAGAAGAATAACCTAACTTTCCTTGTTTTGCGAGTTCATTTATCATTTGAGCATATTGGTCAGCCATATTTAACTGTGCTTCAAACCATATTCCTGTATCATCATATGTTGCAATACCACTTCCAATAGAATAAGTTTTGATTGTATTATCTTGTCCGTGGTGGTAATATAAGTTCATTGAAAACTTATCGCCTTTTTTAAGTGGTCTACCAAAATCAGTATTAGGCGTAAAAAAATCTGCTTCCAAGTCTGTATTGGAAGGACTACCAAATCTAATAGCATAACCTTTAACAACACCATTATCAGTTGCTTTGATTTCAGACCCAGAATAATAATATTGATGCTCCATATTTATTTACCTTATATCTCTTAATGGTTTAATAACTGTTGTAGGTCCCCAATCAGCATCGTGTTTTATTCCAACAAATGCATCTAATGGTTTTCCTTCTTTCCACAAACTATATCTCTCTGGACCTAATACTCTTTTTTTATCTTTTTCAGACAATCTATTAAAAAGTTGTGCTGCTGATGGGATTTTATCAGATGTTTCTTCTATTGTATTATCCCCAGTTATTTCAGCCCACGTTTTAGTTTTAGGTACAATAACACATCGACAGTTAGGATGAGTTGGAAGTATTTGATTTAACTCATAAATAGTTCCGTGTAAAGCAAAACAAGCAGCACAAGTTCTACTATCTCCTGTTGCTAATCTTATATAACCATTAATAAGGTCAGGATTTTGTTTATAAGCTGATACTGTTGATGCTCTTGCTGCTCTATGATTTTCAGTTCTTGCTATTGTATTGGCTCTATATAAAGGCATATTTGTAGCAGTTCTTATTTCTCTTGCTATAAATAATGGATTTTTACCAGCAACAATACCATTTGAAATAATATTAGTTATATCTGTGCCATAAGTAGAATGTATAGTTGTAAACAAATCATTAAGAGGACTACCATTGGAAGCAAAACCAATAAACTCCTCCATAGAAGCACTATCAAGAAGATTGATATTATATTCATACCCTTTTGGAGGTTTACCAAGAGATGCTTTAATATTATCTTGTGCATAATCATTTCCTATCTTAACAGCAGATTTTTGACTTTCTGTTGTAATCTCTTCTGCATTGATAGAGAAATCTTTAAGTTTCTTTTCTATTGCTGATAATCTGTTATCAAAAAAATCTTTCATATCATTATAGATAGATGGTAAATCCATTCCATTATCTATTAGTTTTGATATTTTTATTTCAAGTTTATTTATTTCATTTAAAGTAGAGGCCATTGAAGCAGAATAGGCCCTGTTCATATCTGCCAGGGCTTTTTCTTCAAGTTGTGCTAATCTTTTTTTATATCTATTAGCGCTTTTATATAATCTACTCTGTGCCATAAGTAATATCTGTATTTTTAGCCATTAAAACAATACCAAATGATGATAAATCTTCTTTGATTGTATTTGTCCAATCAAGCATATTATTTCCGCCTAAATATTTAAAACTATAAGCATCTATCTCTTCTAAATCATAGAGTAAATGATTGAGTTCTAAAATATCTTGTTGAGTTAGTGCTGAATGTACAACTTTATAAGCATAACTTTTATATCTACATTCATAAGAATAATAGTTTTTATTAACATCATTATAAATATTTGCTGGTACTGAATATGTATTGGTTTTATATGGTTGTTGAAATGGTGTATTTAAAATCTCTTCTGCAATACTTTTAGCAACATTTTGGTCTACTGCTACTTGTCCATAGTAAGTATTTTCATCTTCTGGCATTGGTTCAAGATTAATCATTCTTTTTGCTTCTGCTCTTGAAATGACACCTTTTTCATATAATAATCCTGCCCTATCAGAGTTAGCATAAACATCTTCTGCTAATGCTCTAACATCAGATACATCATAATCTACATAATCGCCTGTCTGTGGATTAAACTCTGGCAATAACATAATAGATAAGATTTCGCATAAACTATCTAATAAAGGCAACATTCCATCAGTCCACGCAGCAGATTGGCTTTGTTCATAGTTAGAATAAGTAGAATGTGCTAAACCTGCTCCTAATCCTAAAACCATAGCATTTAAACCAAGGGCAGCAGGTATTCTTTCTTCTGGTAATCTTCTTATTTCTGAAAGGTTAAGTTCAGATGGACTAAATGATACTCTTTCCATCTTATAAGCGCCAGATAAAACAGCAATACCACCAGCATTATCAGAGGCAAAATCTTCTCTCAATCTCTTTTTGATTGTTTTAGCATCATCTGGGCTAATATCAACAGCATTATCATTAGCATCAGGACCAATAATCATAGAAGGCAGGGCCCCATTTTTAATAAGACCATAAGCAGTTGATGATGCTTGATTGTCTGCTGCTATTTCCCTCAAAACCGATGTTATAGGACTTCTACCTAATCTTATATCAGTTGTATCTCTCCCAAAGCGCCAATGTATTAAATCTTCTTTTTCTATTCTATATTCTTGGCCTGTAACTGTGTAAATATAGTATTGAACTGCTACTTTACTATCTCCAACAGGTCTAACCATATCAGCAGGTAAATATTCAAGAGCAATAACACTACTACCAATACCTCTGATTTTTCTAATATAAGCATTACCAAGAAGTAAATAATCCTGAATATAGTTGCCCCATACAATAGAAGGAGGAATACTACCATTCATTGGGTCTTTTAATAGTTCAGTAATATCATTCATCTGGATTTCTTTTTGACCAGATGTTTTATTAGCAACTACAAAGGCAACCTGGGAAAAGTTAGTTAAATACCAGCGAGTACAAATAGCAACAATAGAGTTTAATGATAAATCTCCTGCTTCTGCTACCCAATCTCTATTAGATGATGGTAGTTTCTTTTGAAGTAATGATAATAAATCTCCATTTCCTCTTCCAACTAATCCACCTGTACTCATTTGATATTGATTTGGTGGCGGAAGTTGTTCTTTATTATTAGCGCTTGTAAGTTTTAGAAAATCAAAAAATCCCATAAATGTTTCCTCGTAGGTTGCTTTTTTATTTTATCGTTGCTCAATATGCCATAAACTTCTTCAAAACAAATAACTGACTAAAAGCATCTGACATAGCATCAACTTGGTCATCGTGCCTACCTAATGGAAATGTTCGTAGTTCTTCTATAAACTCTCTATTCCAGGCCCCTTTTACTACATAAACATTACCAGCATTTATTTGAGATGCTATTCCTTCTGCTCTTATTTCTTTCTTTCCAGTAGGTTTTATTTTTGTAATATTATGTCCTGCTAATACTCTAAATAAATACTGTGCTTGAAACTTACCTGCTGCTCCTGGGTCTTCTGGGATTGTAATGTTTATTCTACCATCCAAATCAGCGGTATTTTTAATGTATTTATCTCTAACATCAGGAGACCATTGACCCCTTACAACATCAAGAATATAAATATTTTTATTAGCATCTATTCCCATTTTTATGCCAGCAGTATAGTCTCCATCATCTTCTGTGGCTGCTAAATCCCAACTTCTAACTATTTTTGTAAGATTATTTGGTTCTGCATCAATAAAGTTAAGGTTATTTATTTTAATAAATGAACCTTCTTTTGGTGTTGGATTTACTTGATAAAGAGATTGAAAAGCATAATCTCCAATAACCTTTTTTATGCGTAATAAATCATCAATATTGTATCTTTCTGGCCATAATGCTTCTCCAATACTTCTGCCAATAATATCATCGTTTTCAGTACAAATAGCAGGTAAATCTAATATATGCCATTTATCTGGTTCTGCTTCTACTGCTCTTACACTTAAATCATCTTCATTCCAAGGTGTCATAGTAATAAGTATTTTTCCACCTGGCTCTAATCTTGTTAATAAATCAGAAGTATACCAATCCCATACATTATCTCTATATGTTTTACTTTCAGCCTGTTCTCTATTTGCTACTGGGTCATCAATACATAAAACAGAAAAACCTTGACCTGTTGGAGCATTACCTGTACCTCTTGCCATACATACACCACCATCTAATGTTTGCCATTCATCAGCAGCAGTTTTATTTCTATCTATATTATTTCTTGATGAATAAATGTTTCTGCTCATACGAGAAAATCTACGAGCCATTCTTTCATTGTAAGAAGTAATCAAAACATTATCTTCTGGGTTCATTTCCATCATATAAGCAGCAAGTCTTATAGTAGATGATTGAGTTTTAGAATGTCTTGGTGGCATTTTTATTAACAATCTATCAAACTTATTATCAATAAAATCTTGTATTGTTTCTGCTATTTTAATAATATGTGGTGGAAAAGTCCAAGTTTTAGGATAAGTTTGTTTAATAAAATCTAAATAAAGGGGATGTTCTTTTTGTTTTTCATTATTCTCTATCTGGGTTTGCTGCCGAGAGAAGTTGAACGCTCCAGTTGACAAGTTGTTGATGTAAATCGGCAATCTGTCCTGCGCTTTGTGTCCTGATATATCTTTCATCTTGACCTACTTTTGCTATTGTTTCTATTGCTTTTAAATGTTCTTTCAAACTTGTAATAAGCAAATCCTCTATCCTATCAATAGCATTTTCAGGTAGTAGTGCTTTTTGGTCTTCATCTAACTCTTGTTTTATTTTAGATACAGCACTTTTAGCAATACCGTGTTTTCTTGATAGTTCGCATACACCTAAACCAACCATTAATCCAGCAATAATATCTGCTTTCAAATCATTAGTTATTTTTGTATATGTTCTTATTTTTCGTTCTTCCATAATAGACACCTCATTGTATTTTAACATTTCAATAAAAAAAAGAGCCCCAGTAGGAGGCTGGGGCTTACAAGGAGTTAGAAATGTCAATGAACTAACAAATATATTATACCACACATTACATTAACTTTAAACTCTCATCCCAGCTATGTAAATAAATATTTGCATAACCAGCATCTAATAACTTTTTAATAAACTCAACAGGACTTTCTGGTAAATCAAAAGCTTCCATAAGTTCTTGGATTGTTGCCATTTCGTGTTCTTCTGTTTTTGCAGCAATATTGATTTTAAGCATTGGATACAACCCTTTGAGTGGTCTATTGTCTTCTTGTTCTTCCATAATGTTTTCCTTATACTAAATACAGTCTATCATTCTCTTCTCTAAAATAGCAATAGTTACCTTCTTCTATTTTATTTATTTTTTTACCTTTAAACTTGTATCCGTGTTTATCCCAGTCTTCTCTACTGATATATCCTACGATTAGTTTACTCTTAACAATAATCATCTTTACGCCAAAAACAAAACCTGAATAAACTTGTAGAGAACCGCTATCATAAATCTCATCAAGTTTTTCTATTTCAATGCTATGTTTCATTCGCTCATACCAAGATATTTACTTATTAGTTCTATTCCAGTGTTTGCATCTTTTACTTCAACAAATAAGGGCCATTTAGCAGTGTTTTTCATAATAACTTCTTTCCATTCTTGTTGTTGCTTTGATAGTTTACCTTTCTCTGATTTAACTTCAATGTAGAGTGCTGAATAGATATTATTATCAATCGGCACAATAATATCCCAAACTCCACTCCGCATACCAAGTTTTTGAAGCCATTTAACTATTCCAAATCCTACGCCAAAGAAAGAGTTAGGTGGATGATAAATACATTTTAAAGCATCAAAATCTTCTTCATTAGCCCGCACCCAATCCATAATCTCTATATGGATTTCTGCTTCTTTTTTCATATAGGATTTTACCATTCAAAATTTGCAATAAAAAAGCCCCGCACCTTTTGATGCGGGGCTTTTAGTTTAGTAGATAAGGTATTCAGGTCCCGTGTACTTCTCAATGATTGTCCATACCTTCTCTTCTGACGGAAGCGCTAACCAAGTGTCATAGTTTGGTTCCGGTGCGCCATCATATAATGGGAAGCAGTAAGGACAGATTACATACTTGTTTGGACGAGTTTTATAGAAGCGCTCCCAATCGCAACCAGGTTGACCACAGTACTGACGGAACTTTGCTGGTCTCGGTTTAACACCCATAGGTGCCAGTCCATACCCGATACGCTCTCCTTCTTGCCAAAAATCATCATCGTGGTTCCAATGGGAAAGATGCCCAATCTCGTGGTAGAGCGTTTCAAGAATGTGGGCATTACCCCAATCCTGATAGTAGCGGTAAGAGATGATGATGAAGTGCGTTGCACCTTCTCCCTTTCCCCAGCTTCTACATAATCCAGCATACGATGTCTTGTACTTGGTAATAGAAAGGTCCCCATCGTGTCGCAACGGGTGCTTACAATCCTTGCCGTGGTCATAGTATGTTTCCATACAATAGGTGTACGCTTTCCACATAAAGTCTTTGAGCGCATCCGCACTCATTGTCTTATTGATGTCTAACTTACCACCATAGTATCGGTCATTGATGAGATGCCACTCTTTGGTTGCTCTTTCCAAGAACTCTTCTTGGTTTACCCAAACGTGGTTATCCCAACCTTCATCATTCGTATATCGTGCCATCTGACATTTCTCCTTGCGGGTTCCTACACCCACAATTTTTTTATATTTGTATTTTCTTCCTTATGATGCGCAAGAGCACCTTCGCTTCGGGTGCGGTGGTTGGTCTATACTGCTTCTCTTCCATTCCTAACCCACCAGTTCTACTGGACTTACAACCCTACTTTGGAACTCATCGGTGTTCAGGTTGCCAACGTCAGTTGGGGTTTGAGTGGAGCCCTGCTATCAGGACCTTCCCTATTGCTATGTTTAGTAAAGTGCGGTAGATGCGGTAGTTAGTCTGTAAGTTTCCATTCGACCCTTGCGAGTATGTCAGCCCTTACTTCTTGGTTGCCTTCCGTGTAATCATCTACATCTATTATACACATTCCGCACTAAATGTCAACACACCTTCTTTTTCATTATTCTACGATTGTTAGTATTTAAATCTCGTAAGATAATACATAGCATAGTAGTGCGTGTAATGGTATAATGAGAAAAAACTTAAACTCTTATATTGACTAAATCAGTAGGAATACTATACATAATAATGTTGACTAAATCTATCAACTTTAAATAGTATCATACACTTGTACGAACTTTTTGAATGTGGAAATCTGGCTTTTTTAGGTTAAATAAAGAAGGATACAAAAGTGTACATCTACCTATTTATTTGGATACATCTACCTATTTATTTGGATACATCTTTTACTTTTTTGGATACTTCTTATAGATGTATCCTCATTTTAGCCTATAAATCCATTTCCTTATATAACTCTCTATAACTAAAATAACTAAAATAACTATTAAAAGGAGAAACCCCGAAAAAGGCTTCGCCTATATATATATATTTTTTAATAAACCCAGAAGGTTCGCTTCGCTCCATCTAAATAAGAGAGAAAATAAAAGAAGGAAATAATATACACTATGAAGAATAATAAGATATCATACTTGGAGGATTAAAAAAATGGATATTACAAATGCGGTTATTATTTTAGTTATTATCAATGAAGTTAGATTATTTTGGTTATTCAACAAAATCTTGAAAATAGAAGAAAATGTTTGCACTAAAAAGAAATAATAGGTATAATGAACAACAAGAGGAAAATGAAATGTATTTTGAAGATGATTACCAGTTAGATGACATTGAAAATGATTATTATGCAGAGCAGCAAAGAAATCATTACAATCAGATGATGTCTGATTGGAATAGACCATCTAAAAAGAAAAATCAAAAAGCTGCTTACTTTACTTTTGAAAGCGCAATAGCATTAAGAATAAGAACTCAATATTTTGAACATAATAGAATAGAAGCAAAAGATTTTCGTCATATAGAAGGTATTAATGATGCTTATGACTTCATTAGCAAAAACCACTATACATTCAAACATTCCTTTATTTGGTTCAATCAAAACTTTAAAGATGAATGGTTATATTGGTCTACTGATGATTGGGTTAAAAATGAACAAAAAGGAAGATTTATTCTTGAAAGTTGGATAGAACAAAATATAGTCAAAAATGCTATAAAATACTATCAAAAACCTAAAAACATATCAAAACCCACATTACATATAGAAACTCCTAAAATAGAGGTTATTGAGCCTAAAAAAGAAGAAGTAGAAGTTCCTGTTGTTAAGATTAAAAAAGAAAAGCCAGTATTCTTACCAAATCATAAACTTGTAGTAAAAGATGGCAAGGTAGATATTAACAGTATCATTTTAGCATTAGCAGATTTAGTATGGAGAGAACCCCTTCGTAAAAACTTATATTATATTGATAAGCTTGATTTATCCCTTCTTACTGATGCTCAAAAGGATTATGTAAAGGCTGTCTTTTATCCTAACAAAAATGGAAATATATTAGTATTACAAAACAACCCTTATTGGACTATTGAAAAATCAGGAAAGAATATTATGTTAGCTCCATTAAGAAAAAGAGATGGCTACTACTACATTGATAATAAAAATGGAAATCCTGGTTTAGTATCATTAACAACTATTAGCACTAAACTTGATTTACTAAAAAATACAGTTAAAAAAAGACTTGATAGAATGTCATTACAAGATTTATTAAAAATGAGCAAATAACAAGCAGGTGTAAACGAATAATAATCAGAATAGTATTTATGTTATAAGTTGTATAACGTAAATATAGGAGATTATTATTATGATTGGAAAACTTTTTGACACAGGATTTAGAGATTTCGATTTACTTGAACACGAACTTTTATTGGAATGTAAAGTGCGAATAAGACAACACATTCAAGAACTAAAAGAAAAGCAAGAAGAAATAACAAATAGACATAATCATATGATGAAAATAGATACAGCACCAAGATTTCTTAATACATTTGATATTGATGCATTATTAACACCTATGGGAGTTGATTTTGAATGTTTAATCCAAGAACAAGGTATTAGTCAGTTTCAACCATTTGCTCTCATTGAATATAAGATTTATGATGAAACAGGTAAAAAAGGTGTTTTGTCATATGGTCAAAAATCAGCACTTATTGAGTTAGCTAAAAAGAGCGATTTACCAGCTTATGCTATTTGGAGCCATAATAATAATGATGGAAGCTATACTTGGTTTAGATTATGTTTACATCATAGTAATGAACAAAATATTGGTAAATCAGGTATAATGAGCGATAGATTATATTACAACTGGAAAATGAGAATGAGAAAACTTAATGAATATATAGATAATAATCATTTAAAGGCATTATCAGATACAGTTGTTAGAAATGCGGATAAGATTATGGAGGATATTTTAAATAATGCCAGCAAGTAATATGACTTTTGGATTTACACAGTTAGAGATTGCAAATAGAAGTGGTTTACATCAATCTCATATAAGCAAATATTTATCAGGAAAAAGTATGCCAACCCTTATGAATATTAAAAAGATTTCTGATGCTTGTAATCTTCCTATTTCAGTTGTTTCAGAATATTTATTAGATAAGTACAAAGAAAGAAAAGCAGGATAAGTATTATGCCTCCAAGTATATAAAAAGTAAAATGTATTTGGAGGATTTTTTTATGCAACATCAAAACTGGACTGATTATAATATTAGTCGAAAAAAGAATAAAAATCCAACTATTGAAGATGATAGATGGTTAACAGATAGATATAAAAATGGTTCCGATAGAGAAAATAAAAAAGCAGCGGAACAAGTATTAGATTTGTATGGAAATCTTGCTCATAGTATAGCGATTAAATGCAAAGGTAGAGGAGTAGAGTTAGAAGATTTATTACAAAGCGCAAAAATGGGATTATTGTATGCTTTAACAAAATACAATGCTGATAAAGGAAAACTATCCACTTATGCTACTCCTTGGATTTGGCAATATTGTTTAAGAACTATTGAAAATACAGGTAGAACAATAAGATTACCAAACCATATACACGAAGCATTGATACAGATTTTGAGAGCAGGAATAGATTTAGATTATACAGAACTAATAAATAAAATAAACTTACCACCAAGTAGAATACAAGCTGCTCTTGATGGTTATAAAACACAAACAATGAGCTTGGAAGATGTTAATGACATTTATGAGGATAAAAATATGGATAGAGTTATTTTAGATAGTGTTATGGATGATGTTATTGCTTTATTTGATAAGGACCCACTTTCAGCTTCAATCATTAAAGATTATTGTGGTTTAGGCGATGAAGATACAATGATGGAACTTGAACAACTTGCTGCAAAATACAATAAACCAGTTAGAGAAATGACTGACATTTTGAATACAGCTTTAAATGTTATTAGAGATAGTGGACTTCTTGATGGGGAGACTATTGAAAAGAATGGTTAATCTTATTCTTGGAGATTGTCTTGAAAAAATGAAAGAAATGGAAAGTAATAGTGTTGATAGTATTGTTACTGACCCTCCTTATGGCATTTCTTTTATGAATAAGAAATGGGACTATGATATTCCTTCAGTAGAAATATGGAATGAATGTTTAAGAGTTTTAAAGCCTGGTGGACATTTATTATCTTTTGGTGGTTCTCGTACTTTTCATCGCATTTGTGTAAATATTGAAGATGCTGGTTTTGAAATCAGAGACACTATTATGTGGCTTTATGGTTCAGGTTTTCCTAAAAGTCATAACATTGGAAAAGCCATTGATAAACGTGGTGGGAATAATGTTTTGAATAATGAGATTGCTGAAAAACTAAAAGAAGCAAGAACTAAAAGAAATATTACATTAAAGCAAGCAGATGAAATGTTTTGTAATGGAACAACAAACTATTCTTGGTATGAAGGAAGACCAAAAGGAATAAGAATACCAGAACCAGAAGAGTTCCAAAAAATAGTAGATGCTTGGCCTGAAATGAAAGAATATTTTGATAAAACATTTCCTGCTAATAGACCAGTTATTGATGTAATAAATAAAGCAAGAAACTTTGATAGTTCTTATGCTATTCCAGGTTTAGGTTCTGAAACTACATATGTTGATTTAGAAATAACAGAAGCATCTACAAATGAAGCAAAACAATGGGATGGATGGGGAACTGCTCTAAAACCAGCACACGAACCTATTATTATGGCAAGAAAACCATTTAAAGGAGATGTTGCTACTAATGTATTGAAATATGGTACTGGCGCTGTAAATATTGATGCTTGTAGAGTTGGAAATGAAGTTATTTCAACACATAATGCTCCGAAAGGTACATTTGCCGGTGGAGATGAAAATAGAGGTTCTGATACATCATCTTATAAAGAACATACAGGTAGATGGCCAGCAAATATTATCCACGATGGTTCGGAAGATGTAGTAAGTTTATTTCCTAATACTAAAAGTTCAAGTGGTAGTTTTAAAGCATCTGATTATGAAGAAAAAGAAACTTCAACTCCTTTTACAAGAGGAGATTTTGAAGGTTATGGAGATAGTGGTTCTGCTGCTCGTTTCTTCTATTGTGCGAAGGCTAATAAAAAAGATAGGAATGAAGGTTGCGAAAGTTTAGAAGAAAAAAATCATATGAGAGTAAATGCTCCAAGAAATAATGAAGATAAAAAATATTCTACTAAATATAATAATCATCATCCAACAGTAAAACCAACTGAACTTATGAAATACTTATGTAGGCTCATTACACCAAAAGAAGGTATTATTCTTGACCCGTTTATGGGAAGTGGAAGTACAGGAAAAGCAGCAATATTAGAAGGATTTTCATTTATTGGTATTGAAATGGATGAAAGTTATTTAGAGATAGCAAAAGCAAGAATAGACTATGTTTTATGGGAAGAAAATGAAGAGTAGAGAAGAGTTATTAAAAGAAATAGCATTTTATAAAGAAAAGTATGAAGTAGCATTAAAAGCAATAGAAGAGCTTGAAATGGTTATTGATAAAGGTCATTATGTTAGCATAAAGAGATGTTGTAAATGAATGAAATAATCTTTTTGTTATCTATTATTCAAATATTTTGTTGTGGTTTATATATAGGAAGTAAAATAAAAAATGAAAAGTAAACTTGGAGATGCTTTAATAGTAAAATATCTTGAATGGTTGAAGGATAAAGATAGATAGATGTGGTATAATATATTTGTAAGTGGAAAGCAGACAGGATAGTAGACGTACATTAAAATGAGCAATACATAAACTTACAAGAAATAAATAACATTTTTGTTTATTTTGCAACACAGTAAAGAAAATAACCCACAAGCAAAACTTGTGGGTTATTTGTGTGTTTATCTCTTAAATCTTGTAAACTGGTCAATATTCAAAATATATGTTAAACGTGCTAAATCTCTTGGGTCGAGTTTTTGTAATGTTATTTTTTCTATCATTAATGGTTTTTGTAAGTTTATTATTTTTGTTTGATTATATAAAGGATTTTGTAATAAAAATAATAGACAAACTAAACTATTCATAACCTTTTCCTATACCTGCTTTATTTGCTGTTTCAAACTTTGCTTTTCTATGGTACATTTCCACTTGAACAGCCTTATCTAATAGTTTCATATCTTCATCTGATAATGGGCCAAAAACTTGTTTTATTCCATCATTTGTAAGAGCATCCATCAAAATACTACCCAAAGGAAGATTATTGATATTTACTTCTGGAACTCCCATTTTCTTCTTTAAAAAGTTGCTAATAATACTCATTTATTTATCCTAATATGTTTTAATAAATCCACCAAAGATGCCGAAGTTTATCCATTTACGATGCTTAATATAAACACCATCTCCATTAGCAGAAACAATATCTGTTTCAGGTCCAGTGTTAGCTTCAACCATTTTAACTCCACCATCAATAGTTTCTATTACAGTTCCAATATGATAAATCCTGCCTTTTGTTTTAGAATAAAATAAGCCAAGATAACCTTTTTTAATAAGTTCTGGATTTTCTTTTGCTTCTTGAATAGTAATAAATCTTTTTTCTATTTTAGCCCAGTTAGCCCAATCAGGAGTATAACCAGATAAATCCATAAAAGATTTAGGTAGTTTCTTTTTGAGTTTAGTAGCAGCAGCAATCCATCTATATTTTACGAAAGCAGCACACCAAGCATAACCTTCATCAAGTCCCACTGTTTTTAGATATTTGGCGATGTGGTCTCCTTGGTTGTCTCCTCCCTTTTCTGTTACTCCTACATTTGCCAGGGCTTCGTCTGCTGCTAATATTGCGATTTGTTCTTCCATATTTCATTTTATCTAACTAAATGTATTTCCACCATCATAACTTCTAACAATAGTAATACCAGTTGTTGCGTGGCTATAAACTAAATAAATAACATCATCTCTTGTATATGCTGCTAATCCATTTGTTGATACATTACCAGTTATTACAATGCTTGATGCTATATAAATATTTCCACTTGGGTCTATTGCCACTCTTTTGATAGAACCTCCACTATCAGTTGTTCTAAAAAAATGAAACTCTAATCCATTACGATATATTGCTACTGCTGGTTGAGTTCCAGTTCCTAATGTAGTTGCCAAAGTTGCTACTCCTGTTTCAAGATTATTTAAAATATATTTTTTAACTGTGCCTGTACTATCTTCTACGTCTAATATAAGATTATTTAAACCACTATATCTTTGCCATTTAACTGCTGCTCCAACTGCTCCTGTAATATTTGTAGCAAGAATAGAATAAGTTGAAAAATCAGGCGCAATATTTAATAATAGTTTTATTGTGCCAGCATCTTGATAAGCAATAACGTGTTGATACATATCGCTATGGTCTCCTGATAAAACACCATATACAACTGCTGGATTTAAGAATGCTTTACGATATTTTTTTGAAGCATAAAGTGGTGTAATATTAGAAGTTAAAGTAAGGTAATCAACTCTATGGTTTTTGTAAGATAAGCCCATAGGAGTACCAGTTTTATAGGTACCATTTATAGTACTAATACCACTACCTCTATTTGCAAGTGTAGAAGAAAGTTTTAAATCTACATTTCCAGCATATAAAGGAGTTTTAGTTCCATCTACTAATAAACCAAAAGCTGGACCTCTTAATATTGTAGCTGATGGTAATGTAATAAGAGGAAAAGCAGTATTTTTGTATACTCCAAAAGGGTCTCCATAATCAGGTATTAGTTCAGATGTTAAAAACTCATCAAAATATGTTTGTGCTAATACTTGACAATCTGCTTCCCCTTGATTTTGATAAACGTTTAAATAATCTTTTTGTATTGTTCCACCACCAGTATCTGCTTTATATGTAATACCACCAAGCCATAAAGCATAACCAGAAGTTGAGTTAGCATAAGATAATCTACCACTACCTGACGCTGTTGAAGCAGAAGCAGTCCATCCTTTATGATTTCCTAAAACTCTTGAAACAAAGTTAACAATAGTATTATTTGTTGCTACACCTGATGTTTTAAGAATATCAAACTCTTCTTCGTGTCTTCCTGAAACATTTTGGGTCCATAATCTTCTACCAAAATAAGTTGTCCCAGCAGTAGCATCAGTTTCTATCTTTATATAATATTCAGGAGAAAAAGCAAAATCAGACTGGCAAGTAGAAGCATCAGCAACCAACCAAACTCTACCCAAAGTAATATTAGCATTAGCGATAGCAAGTTGAGATATTCTTGCAACTCCGAACCAGTCAAGATTTGTTCTTTCTTGGGCAGGATTAGAGCCAGAAGGAGATAAACGTGGATAAGGGTCATCTTGGTCATCTATACTTAAAGATTTATTTTTAGGAATAAGCAAATCAAATCGTTTTATTTCATAAGCTGTTGATGAAGTGCTAAATGTATAAGTTTTAGTATCAGAACTTGGTTGACAAGTTAAAGTTAAAGTATCTGATTGTAAAGTACCAGTATTACTTTTTACTTCTACTTCTAAATAACGATAAGAGTTAAAGTTTTCGCCTATTCCACTAAATGCTCTTGTATTAGTAGTTCCACCAGTAGTTATTTGAGTAGAGTTAGCAAGTTGCATAAAGGCACCAGGAAAGTTCCAGCCTCTAAATGGTAATCTGGAATATTTAGGGTCATCTCCATTTGCGGTTAAAGAAGAAGCAATAATAGCAGTTTTAATAGATGTTGGTAAAGTAAAAACAGGTCCAGTATTTACAGTTTGAGGAGAAGAACCAGGATATGCTAATAAAGTTGATGAAATACTATAATCATAATAAGTATCGCTTTCATCATATGCCCCAGTTCTAACTATGTCTCTATAACCTAAACCAGCATTATCTACACCTGTTATTCTTATTGTTAAAGCATCAGGATAAGATACATCATAAGCATTTATTTTGCCAAGAAACTTCATTCTTCTTTCAAGAGCAGTATATGAAGTCATTGTTATAGTAGAGTTTTGTGGGTCTCCAAAAACATCATCTGTACCAATATTTTTACAATCAACATTAGCGCCAGTATGAGAAGCATAAAAGTTAGAGTTTATAAAGTTTAGGTGGGTATATCCAGGTACTGCAATACTATTAGTTGTCATAGTACTCATTGTTAGTTGACTTATGCCAGAAGCAGAACCACCTTTTAAAAACTGGGTTATATTTACATTATATCTATATGTTGTAGCAAGAGAAGAAGCAACTGTACTTGATGCTTGTACTGTTGTTCCACTTATAGTCATTTTTGAAAGAGCAGTTCCGCCAACAGTACTTCGCTCATATTGTTTATATGTTGTGTAAGAAGGATAATCTAAAACAGCAGTAGCAGTTTCATTTACATCATATTTTATATCTGATGGAGTTTCAAAATAAAAGGTACCGCTAATACTACCTAATGAAATATTAGCAGTTGTACCAGCAGCAAAAGGTCCACCACTTGCTAAAAGAATATCAGAAGTAGTAGATGCTCCGTGCCCATTTGTAACTGTTACACGAGCATATAATGACCAAGACCAAGGAGTTAGAGGTCCAGCAGGTTGAGATATTATAGGCCAATCTCTAACTCTTGTTGAACAACCATAATGTCCACCAATAGTAAAATCAAAAGCAGTATTATGAATATACATATCTGGTGGAAAAGCCCAAGTAGGGTCTTGTACTTTTTTATTATAGTTGGTAAAAGTAAAGATACCTTCTTGTTTACTTGTTCTTGAAATATCAGTAAATGTAGGCATTAGAGTGTGTCAAAAACCTTAAAAGTCATTTGCATTCTATATGTTGAACCAGTACCATAAGCATTATTTACATCAATATAAAATACATAACTATTTTTTGCTTGTGCAGGAGTAGGTGTCCAGTTCAAATCTATTTGAGTAAATAATGCAAGATTAGTTGTAGTAGTTGTCATTCCAGTTGGCATTCCAATAGTTGTTATAGTACATCCTGATGGAACAAATAATAAAACAGTTTTAGAAGCAGTATTTTTTAATACATTTATAGTATTTGAAAAAACATTATTATTTAAATCATATTCTAATATTTGACTTTTATTTTGAACATTATTTCTAATACATTTGTATGTTGCTTGTGCTATATTTATAGTATCAGGATTTTGTAATATACCAGACGCATAAACTGGAATATTATTTTTTATAAAATCAACTTTCCAAGAACTTATTATATATAATCCTAATGAAGTTCCAGTTTCATCTATAAAATATATTCCATCATTTAAATCATAATATTTATATTGATTTAGCCATAAATACGGAGGAACAGTTGAATAATATGTTCCAGCAGTAATAGCAATATTAGCATTTGTTGTTAATGTTAAAGATGTATTTGATGATACTGATGCGACTGTACCTATAAGTTTTCCTGTACTATCATAAAGTTTTGTTCCTGCTGGTGCTTGTGCTATAAATGATGTTCCAGTACCATTGACACCATTTGAATAAGTAAATGCGTCAATAGTACCTGTATTTGCTGGATTAGGTGCCATATTTGGATAGTTAGTAGAACTATCAAAATATGTTAAAAAATCAGATGTAAACTCAATGATTTCTCTTCCAGTTGTTATTTTGTCAAAAAATGATTGTGCTGCTTTTGATACTATATTAGGACTTGTCAATCTATCATTAAAATAACCAAATGTTTTAACTTCTCCTAACCAGTTGTCGGGTCTATTTGAAATATATGGATTTTGACTATTAACATCATCAATGATACTTGTTATTCTACTATTATTAGTTTTATCAACACCTATAATAACTATTTGATTTGCTTCTGGTGCTTCATAAGTTCTTTTTAAACTTCTAAATGTTCTTTTATATGCTTTATTTAATGGTATACTTCCATATGTATTAGCATTTTGTTCAGATAAATACATATAATCATATGTAAATCCAACATATCTATTTATTGAACTATTAAATAAATCAAATGTTGAATATTGTTTATATGTATTATAGTTATAATCAAAAATCCAAGCACATTTAGTTGAAAAAACCATATTTTGTACTATTTCTGAACGCATTTTTTCAATATATGACCCTACACTATCAGTTAGTTGTGGAACATTATTATATTGACCATTACTATTATTTCTATTATTACCAGACCAATATGTTAAAAAACTTGGGTCATAAAAAACATAACTATTTTTATCAAGAATACCTGAATATTCTATAAGATTTTTTATAGTTGAAAATATTGTTTTATTATCATAAGAAGGTGCTTTTGTAAAATAAATATCGTTTAATGATTTTTTTCTACAATGACCAGTAAAACTCAATAAAGCATATTTATTATAGTTAGCACCCTGGATATATTCTATTTCTGGATTATTTAAAAATCCATCAAATAATAAAACTTCATCATAAGTTATATCTCTTGGTTTTAAAGTTATTTTTATTGACCTATTTGATATTTTATCAGGATTATATACTCCTAAATCTATAAGAGATTGTCTTCTTACACTAAAATAACAGTTGCTATATCCTTCTTCCGTTTTTTCTACTGAAAGATTTTCTAAAATATTTGTTATATCAACGCTTGAAGTTTTAGTTTTTTGAGTTTTATATGTAATAGTTCTATCAAATGAATAAAAAGTTATGCTACTATCATTATTTAATAATGAGTTAGAGGGTGCTGAAATAGAGCTTTGTTTTATATAAAGATTACAATATAAATCATCAGTAGTTGTAATATTTCCATCAGTTTGTAATGTAACTGTTGCGTTCAAATCAGTAAATAATGAGCTATTACTTGGTCCAATATATTCGTATTGAGATGTTGAAATATCAGATTTTACTTGTGGAATGTTAGTAAAATAAGAGATAGAAGAACCTGCTACTAAACTATTATAATATAAAGTTAATGAAGTATTTGATGAAATACTTTGTATTTTTCCTAAATAGTTATTATTACTATCATATAAATCATCATTTACTGATAACTCTGTATTAAATAAAGTTCCAGTTCCAGTAATAATATTTGAACTATTTGATGATGTTATAGTACCAGTTTTTTTATAACAAATAAGATACAAAGCACCTGTTAAAACTAATGTATTCAAAGAAGTTAATGCCAATGAAGTTGTAGTATTTATTGTTTGTACTGTTCCAAGTTCAAAATAAGAAATACCATTGTCATCGGAACCAAATATTTTTCCTCCAACAAAAGAAGAGTTAAATGATGTTCCAGTACCTAATATAATATTACTTCTAAATACTGTATCAATAGTTCCTGTTAATGGAGTATTTTGTTTATAAAGAGCATTTTTATAACCTTGTGCTGCTACTTCATTATATATAGTATTACTTTTTACTGACCAGTTGGATAAAAAATATAGTTTAGCAAGTTGAAATGCTGCTTTACCATCAGGTATAACAATACTAAAATCTCCTGCTGGTAATATTTCTTGGTTCATAAACATTTGAGTAGAATATAATCCTGTAAATCCAGCATAATAAAATGTATTAAAAGAAGGGTCATTTGGGTCATTTAAATCTTCAAATGTATGAGAAAAGTTTAAACCAAATGATGTATTTACAACGAGTTCTTTACCACGCATTGGCATAATAAATACATCATTATATTCATTTCCAGGGTTTGTATGAGTAATCTTTACTGCTTGTTGATTATAGTTATTTTCATTTCTACTATAAGAACCAACTTTTTGTAAATCTTTTTTATGAAATCTGCCAGTATATGAAATCAAAGCATTTGAAGATAAAGTTAAAGAAGTATTTGTTGAAACAACTGATACAGTGCCAATAAGTCTACCATCTTCTGTATATATTGTATTTCCAGTAGATAGTTCAGATAAAAATAATGTACCTGAACCTGTTACAACAGCAGATGAAGTAGTACATAAAATAGCACCAGTTTTTAATGTATATCCTCTATAAACATCGCAAGAACCATCATCTTTAAAATATAAAGCAGTATCTTTATCAATAAAGTTAGTTCCACCCCAAAATAACTTTGCTGTTATTTTAGTATTACTTGATTTTTTATCTTGTTTTATATATGAAAAAAATAATGGTTGATTTCTTATTACACCACCAGTTAGTTGAACAGGAGCAGACGTAATAGTAGAAACATTAGAGCCACAAAATAAGTAGCAATCATTAGTACCATAAAAGAATATATTTCCCCAAGAAGATGAGGATGAAAAAGTAAAATCAGATTTCTGAAATCGAGTATATCCTTGACCAGTAAATGTAGTTTTCCATTCAGGTGTCATTGGAACTGGCATACCCATAACTGTACGAGTTACAGGTTCAAAATAACAGTTTATAGCAGAAGAGGCATCTAAACAAGTACCATCAACTGCATACACAATACTTGATTTTACATTTCTTCTATCTTGTGGATAGTCAATATATACTTTAACATCTAACTCATCTAATGATGATGGCATTATGCTCTCCTTGGATTAATATTTAAACTATTATTAGTGTTATATCCTCTAATAAGTTTTTCTATACCTCTAACAATATCGTTTGAACCTGATATTTGAGGACTTCCAACTCTACCAAATCCTCTTATTTCCATATTAGAAATGCCTTGTGCTGCTAATAAACCACCACCATATGTTACATTTCTTAATGAAAACTCTGATGTTTTTCTTGTATGGTCTTCAATAAGTTCAAGAGTTTTTTGTTGTTTATCGCTAACTTTTTTTGCTGCTTTTTCTTTTGTGTCTTTACCATTTTTAGTATCAGGATTGCCACCACCACCTCCACCAAACATCAAATCAGAAGGAAGTTTTTGTAATGGTTTTTCAAGACCTGCTATTTCTCCCGCTGCTTTGGCACCTTTCATCAAAGCATCAAATCCTGGTGCTCCTGATAATAAAGCACCTAATGCTTTTTGACCTGCTGTTTGACCAGGTACATCCATAGTTGCCATTTGTGGGATTTTAGAAGCAAAGTTAGTACCAGCAAACTTATCAATACCAGATACAAACTTTCTCAACCCATCTAATGCGCCAGCCAAAGCATTATTCAATATTGCTTTTATTTGTTGTCCTAATACTATAAACTCATTTTTAATAGTTTTTAGTGGATTTGAAAATAACTGCCCTAAAAAGTTAGCAACAAATGCTATTCTTTGAGTAACTTCTTGAACTACACCAACAATAAGTCCTAAAACAACAGTAAATACACCCTTGAAAAAAGGACCCATTTTAGCAAGACTATCAATAATAACTTTTATATTTCTTTGAATAGCCTTGAATGCCTCGCTTTCAGATAATGCTGTCAATACAATATTTATTTGTTCAGCAGCACCTTGTATCATATCAAAGAACTTACTACTTTCTCCACCACCAGCAGTAAATAGTTTAATGAAACCAGCACCTACTGTACCTGCTGCTTTTGTAAGAGCATCTTGCGCATTTTCTATAAGTGTATTTAATCCACCTTGTGCTCGTGGAAGTTTAGCAAGTTCAGATGTAATCTTTGTAACAAACTCTGTTG